GACTATCTTCGAGCGCTTCAAGGTTACGTCTGGTTATGACGACGGGCGCTTCCGGCGATCTGGTCTGCTGGATATTGCGCTCGGCCTGTCGCATTGCGTCGCGTACGTTGAGACGCTCAACCCGCTTTGCTTCTACGAATACGAGCGGCGTACCCAGAAGGTCAGCGCCACCCGCGTGAAGACCGATCTTGCCTCCGCCTGATAGCGGCGCTCGCTGGCATCGCTCCTCTTTGAATACATGATCGTTGAAGTAGTGAGCGAGATCGACTTCGTACTTGTCGCCTTTGGCTTTTTGAGGGTTGCCCATTAAAACGGTATCTCCAGTTTGCGTGGTTGTCTTCGTTCTATCTCTTCGAACATACCGCGAGACCGTTGCGCTTCTAGCTCTCGCTCTGTGCAACCGTCGCACTTATACTGTCCACTTGCCCGATCCTTTGTGTCTCCGCACGTTATGCACGCTCTGTTCCACATCTTTGGCAGTGGCCTTGTCTGGTATTTCGCGCCTGGGAAATACTGTAAATTTAATCTCATCAAAATTCTCTTCGCGGTATCGACGCAAACTCCGAAGCGCTCCGCGATCTCTCGGTGACTGTACAATTCATGGTTACTATTAAGCCATGATACGTCGTCCTCTGTCATCTTTATCCTACTAGACATTAGCTGCACCGTGCCGTTGATGTAGCGTATCTAACACGGGCACAACTATAGCACAACTTATGTTGTAAAAAAGTTTACTAAAGTTGTGCTGTACGTATTGACTTTTCGTACAAAGACGATAAAATCGAGTTTACTGTAGGCGACTAAGTGAACACCTATTCACTCCGTGAATTGGTGTGAACGAGGGAAACGTGAAACTGTAGGCACGATTTTATCGGTTCCGGTACGATATATTTTTAAATATTTTTGTTGATTTTGTACGCACAACTTTAGTAAACTAAAGGTGTTGTATTTTCCCACATTGGCTGTTCACTCACACCACTGTTACAACGAACTCCCGCGCGTCGAGGTATCAACTCACGCGCGGGTTTTTTTATTGGGAGTTAGCTATGTAGCTCGGCATCTCTTCGCGATACTTGTGGGTCCACTCAGCAACCGTACTGACCGGACGCCCTACCCGCTGCGAAATCTCAACATCAGATAGCGCTGGGCGCGTGACACCATGCGCGTCTGTCCACTGCTGCGCGAAGGTTATGGCTCGCTGCTTGGATGTCTTGCCGCTAACGATGCGAACTGTGTCGTCGTCCATATTGGATGCGAACGCCATATTATAAAATGGTTCGTGTGCATCTGACCACTCCCGCACCTTTCCGAACCGCACTTGCATCATCACGTCCAGCCGTTCGTTGTCATCGAGCGCGGGTTTGGACGACAACGAATGGAACGGCGAGTTGGGAATGTCGCCCTCGAATAGACCAGCCTTCACCTCGGCTGTCTCTTTATCCCAGAACACTTGCGTTATTTTAATCTGGGTCTCAAGGACGGTAAGCTGGTTTGAGCTCCCCGCCTCACGACCCGAAGCTGTGCCTTCGCTCGGCTTGTTGCTGTGATGTAGTAACCAGACAGCAAGGCCAGCGTTACGCATCTTTAGGCAAAGCTGGTTGATGTGGCTCCATTGCTCGGCGCTGTTTTCTTGCAAACCTGGAAACGCAGAACGGATCGTGTCGATCACAACGTGGGTCGGGCGTACTGCTTTGATCCATGCTTGGAAGTTTCGTACGCCCTCCTCCGTCATCAGGTTCATGCTGTGCTCATCGTTGAACGGTGCCCAGATCATAAAGTTGTCACCCGCATCACCGAACGAACGCTTGCTGCGATCAAGAAAGTTCGCGACGTTTGCACGGCTGTTCTCGAAATCGAAGTAGAGAACGCGAGACTTCTGACCAAGATCGAAGGGGCCGAACCTGTGCTGTCCTGCGGCTGCTGCATATAACAGGTGGCGTACGAACATTGATTTGCCATGACCTGAGTATCCGAATACCTGTAGGATGGTCCCCTTCGTAGGAACAATGGGGTCAATGTAGAACTCCATACCCGCGACGTACTCACGTAAGTCATCAAGGTCGGCGGTCGTGATTGGCTTGTACTTGCGTGGCTTCTCTTCTTCCTCTGCTGGCTCAAGGTCCATCGGAAGGTTGCCCTTGCGTAGCTCGTTCTCAAGCGCTCGTTCGCACATCTGGAGAACCTTATCATCAGCTAGGTTGCTCTGAAAGAACGCTTCCATGAAGTCATTCGCACCATCGGTAAGCCCCTCTAATCCACGTCCCTGCCCTGCCAAACTTGATATGTACTTATATAGTCGGTCATCACGACCATTGCCTCCGCCCTCTGGCAGCTTTCCGATCCGATCCACAAGCTCTTGCGTGCGATCCCAGATGGGCTTGGTCAACTTCACGTCGTGAAGGGACATGCCCTCGAACTTCCATTGATTGAAGTCCACTACGTTTGCGGCAATTGTGACTGGAGCGAGTAAGGGTGGAGCGTACATTGGGAGGTCGTCGTGATCTGAGCCCTCGCTTACCACCCATTGATAGTTCTTGCTGGGCGGAGCGACAGCGTAGCCCTTGCTTCCGCGCAAGTCCAAGCCATCGCATCTGGGCCAGTCCACGTCGTTGCCATCAGCGCCGACCCTGTTTTTTATCCATTCAGAGCCCGTCGGGAACTTAAAGTAAAAGTGCCAGCCTTTTTTTGTACGTACTTTAATCGGCGTCTTCGTCATGCCCAGCCGCGTGGCCTCAGCCAAGGCGTCCTCGTTATCGCAATCGACAATCACCAAACCAGACAACGGGCCAGTGATTACAGCAATGCTTGCTTCGGGCCAACGCTCGAACCACTCTATTACTTCATCTTCTGTGGGTAGCTTTAGCTCATCGCAGTAGTGGCCCCACTTAACTGCGGGTCTTTTTGTCTCCGGCAGGATGGGTATCACTGCCCAGCCGCGATCCAGTAATTCCAGTGCTTCCTCTAGCGTCGTCTTCATTTAGCTTCTCCGATTTGAAGTATGAATTGAGATCGACCAACGGCCAGACCTCCTTGATTTGTGAAAGATAAGTGGAGGAAATGAAGTCGCGACGTATCCACCCGTACGGGATCGTACGGCATACGTTCAGCTTCTTGGCCAAAGACGGCGCGCCGCCGAGATCGTCAATTAGTTCTTTTATTTTGAAGCCCATTGTTTTTTTCCTCTTGCAACAACTAACGGCGTAACATATACGATACTCAGGCACAACTTATGTTTTAAAATTTAATCTCAAAGGACAACCTCATGAAGGAAGACGGCCTAATATTCGGAGACATTTGGCTCCCCGCTCCGCAGCCCCCAAAATCAGCAAGATTAAAACAAGCCGCACAGCAATACGCTGATTGCCTTGCGAAACTTGATGTTGCGAAGGTCTCATTGGATTATATCAAAGAAATTTTGGTCGCAGACTTACCCGAAGAAGTGGGCGAGTTCGCTATTGAAATGGAGGATGGTCGTACACTTGTCGTCCGTATTCCTGAGAAATTTGTTTGGGACAAAAAGTTGTTGAAAGATACGTACGAAGCAAGCGGCCTGCCCGATTGCGTCTCACAGTCCTTCACAGTTGATCGCAAGAAGTTAGATGCTGCGCCGCTTAACGTGCAGGAAGTTTTGAAAAAAGCGCTCACAATCGGATGTGGCGCACCAACTATAAAGGTTCAATCATGAAGATTACTCCACTCAAAACTAACGACATTAGTGTCGTCGGAGCCAGCAAGACGCTGGTGTACGGAATGCACGGTTCGGGCAAGACTACACAGTGCGCTAACTACGCCAAGCGTTTTGGCAAAGGTCTGATCCTATCGGGCGAAAGTGGGCTGTCGTCCATCGCAGACATCGCTTGCGATTACCTTCCGTTCACCACCTTCGACCGACCCACGAAGGAAGGCGAGTACAGCTTTCGAGACCTGACTAAGTTTGTCATGTCCAAAGAGTTTAAGGAAGCGGGTTACAAATGGATTGCCATTGATAGTGCGACCGAGCTTTCTCAGAAGTGCTTCGCAGATGTCGAAGCCGAGCTTGGCGCTGACGCGAAGAACGGTTTTGAGAAGTGGAGCCTTTACGAGCGCAAAATTACCGCTGCTTTGAAGTGGGTGCGCGATCTGGACATGCACGTACTCATTACCGCTCTGGCCGCTGAAGAGACGGACGACAACGGCACGACAAACTACTGGCCGATGATGGTTCAGAAGAAGGTGCAGAAGCTAATCCCTGCCCTGTATGACAACGTATTTTGCTTGGTGCGTAAGACCTCCGAGCAGAACGGCAAGATGGCCGTACGTCGTTATCTTGTGACAGATCAAGTCAATGGCTGGCACGGCAAGACCCGTGATCCTCACCGCCGCCTCGCACCCTTTGAGGAGTGCGATGATGTCACTGATTTAATCGAACGTATCTACATGAGCGACAAAGAGTTCGCCAAATACAATGGAAATGGAGCAACAACAAATGAGTGATTTTCTTGGATTAGAGGGCATGGATTTGTCCGGTGTCGATGTTTCGCGCAATAAAGTTCTGCCAATCGGCAAGCATGAGGTGACTATAACCGATGCGTCCGTCGAGCGGGACGACGCTAAGAACACTGCGCGTCTTGTACTATCATATAGTAACGACGATGGCGGTATTCGTCAGTGGATTTATGTCTTTCACGGCAACTCGCCTGCTGCGACAGAGATTGGCAAGAAGCAACTGAAAGAGCTCCTTATGATCCTTGGAAGCGACGGGAACGAAGCCCCAAGCGTTTCCTTCTTCAAGGGTAAGAAGGTCGGTATCATGGTCAAATCCGAGGAGTACAACGGAAAGACCAATAGCAAGGTCTCGTATCACTTTGCACCCACAGGTGGTAAGCCACAGACCAGCGGCTCAAGTGCGCCCTTAGACGATGAAATTCCCTTTTAAATGCACCCAGTACACCCACAAGCTCAGGCACTAATTGATGCCATCGACGAAGGCTACGCCAACGAAGACCGAGGCGTAGCCCGTGCCTACATCGGCGCGTCGATGGCGGGGACTGAGTGCATCGCACAGATGGCTCTATCCCTGCGCGGGTTTCCAGACGTTGACCCTGACCCACAGTTAAAAAGAATATTCTTTGCTGGGCACAGGATCGAGGACTGGGTTGTTCGCGATCTAAAGAACAAAGCGAACTTGCGGGTGTACGAAAAGGACGAGGTGACAGGCAGGCAGCACCGAGCAGAATGGCTTGGTGGGCATGTCGTCTGTAACACGGATGGGCTGGCCGACTTCGAAGACGGCACGGGTCCAATGATCCTTGAGATCAAAAGCATGAACGACGCGAACTTTAAGAAAACCGTTTCGTACGGTGTGAAGGTTTCGCACAGAAAATATTATCGCCAGATGCAAATGATGATGGCGATGATGAGAATTGAGCGTAGCTTGTTTGTATCTTACTGTAAAAATAACTCTCAATATCACGCTGAAGTTGTCCTCTTCGATCAAGAAGAATGGGACACGATGTACATAAAGATACAAGCTACGCTTGATGGGCAGGCGGGACGATGCGCAACCGAACCAGAAAGCTGGAACTGCAAGTCGTGCTTTAAAAGGAAAAGTTGCTGGGAAATCCCAGACGTTACTCCCGCCTGTCACTTTTGTACGAACAGCTTCGCCAACAAGGACGGCGGCTGGACGTGCAAACTAACGAACCGAGAGGCCGTAGAAGTTTGCGGCGAATATGAAATGCTCAGACCCACGGAGAAAACCTAATGGATACACTAAACGAACTGAGCATCGCCCGTCAGGGTATCATCCGCAAGGAAGCAGAGATCGAAAGCATCTTTGACCGCATCGAGGCGCTTGATCCGGTTGACCCAGACGATGTGCACCGCGCGCGTACGAAGCTGCGCCACGAGAAGGAGCGGCTCGTAGAACTGAAGTGTTTGGCTACCCAGCTAGAGATCGACGCCGTACGCATGGGGAAAACCACTCATGTCTAAAGCAAGAGACCTACCGCTGACCGAAGCTCTTCGGATCATCAACGCTGATCGAAATCAAGAGTACGGCGAACCCGCCGAGAACTTCCAAGATATCGCGGATATGATGACCATACTTCTGAAGCCAGTATTAAAAGAAGATGTAGCTATTAGCTGCTCTGACGTGGCGATGACAATGATCGCAGTAAAGTTAAGCCGAATGACGACATCACCCACAAAGTTTGACACTTGGTGCGACATCGCAGGGTATGTGGGTGCAGGATGGGAAGCAGTGGAGGTGAACCAAAATGGCAAGTAATATACCAGAAGCACGTAAAATTTTAGAAGACCTTCTTGATCGGAACTACGATCAGCAAGAAGCGATCCGCCAAGCCCTTCGCTTGATGACACGCGAGATTACGAAGCCTCGCCGTGCGTACAACTACCGAGACCCAGTTACCGCAGAAAAGGTAAACGGAGTGCAGGGCAAGTCCAGAGATTATCCAGACCTCTCATGCGATCAGCTAGGCATAATGTATGGCATAGATGGTGGCAGAGTGAGTGAGATAATCGCGGGTAAACACGACCATCTCACTCAAAATACTTAGCTGCCGAAACTTCCGCCGAAACTTCCTCCGAAGCTCCCGCCATAACCTGACGAAGTGCTAGGTCTTCCAGCACTACGCTCACCCGCAACACGGTCAAGGATACCTTCCTTGGCCCAGCTTATTCCACCCAGTACAGGTGTGCGACCGACGAGCTCCCGCCAAGCGGCCCTTCGTTCTCCGTTGGCTTCCTTGCCATCGTAAGCAGAGCGAACTCCCTGAGCAACAGTCATCGCATCATTGAACAGACCTACAGTCGGGCCACCAATTGCTTCGAACGTACGCTGCGTACCGTAGACGCCGTTGTCGGTGTTCGAAGCAATGTCGTACAGCAACTCACCCATCAACCCCATGCCGCCGAGAGACACCATGCCGTCGAAGTACAGCCCAAGTGTCCTGTCTAAATCTGGGTTATCTTCGAATGCTGTCGTTACAGTTTTGGACAGGTTGCGCTCGCGAAGTTTAAACTCACGATTTTCTTCCCCGCCGCGACCTTGGACGACATCCTTGACGGAGACGGTCAGCGCACCCATCGCTGGACCCGCAACTAAAAGCGCACCGAGAGGTCCGAGGCGGTTGTCAGACTGGCCGACAAAGGCTTTGGCAAAGTTGGCGGCTCTATCGGTTGGTGAGTTGCCAGCAAACGCTTCAGCGACGATCTTGTTTGTTAGCCGCGTCATCATCAGCGGGTACGACTTCAGTTGCATGACAATCGCACCCACGGGAGTTTGAGCCATGAGCGGCAAATCGTTCGGGTTCGGTGTGAATATCATCTGGTTTGTCAGCTTGATTAGCGTGGCTGAGAGCACGTCGTTTAACGGGTGCTCTTTAGCCGAACCCCTGCTTTCCATGACCAAATCAAGGTCGATATTCTTGTCAGAAATTAGTGACTGAAGTCCCTCTTGCTCCAAAATCTTACGAGCGATCCTACCCTTGCGGGTGTTAGGGCTTTCACGCAAGATACGATGCTGCGCCTTGATGTGCTCGTAACTTACGGCGGCTGCCACATTACGCATGGCATCAGTCCAAGGCGTCAGAAGTGTGGAGTTGAAGAAACCAGTCATGAACTGTGTGCTGTCCACACCATGCGCCACAGAAAGACGTTGGTGAACGGCGTTTTCGGTGGCTGCACCGATGTTTCGTATCATGTCGCGATACGCAGGCTCACGAGCATACTTTCGTAGACCACCCACGTAAGACTTGAAGTCTCCTGTACGCATCAGCGGAAGCACCAAGTCAGACATAGAGGTTAGGGTTGTGAAGCTGAGTAGCGTCACGGCATTCACGCCGCGCAACCACTTGGACGCATTCTTCATAGAGTACAGACCTTGCTGACCGTCTACGGGCTTTCGCATTGCTGCGTTCATAAAGCCCTCCGCGTGCTTCACGTTTTCCTGAGATGGAATTTTTGTCAGGCCGTTCGTATCGGCAAGCGCGTTCGCGATAGCCCTTGCACGCTTTGAGAAGTTGTTGCGCATAACCGCTGCTTCTGGAGTGTTGGTTAGGTTTTGATCGAGAAGAGACATGATCGTCCCCTCAAGTTCTGCAACCGAAGCGCCGCCTTTGGCTTTTGCCAACAGGTCGTCTGCTACTTGACCAGCCACGAAGTCGTCCTTGACCGGGGCCATGAAGTACGCACTGTCAAACACCCGGTTTAACATGCCTTCCCCAGAGCCGCCCATACGAGAGTGGTTGGCCTTGAGGATTTTATTTTGTGATAACAGCGTGGCGATGGTTTTACGCCCGTGCATAGGGTCTGAGAGTATCGCGATATAGTCGTGATACCCGTGTATGCCAGCGCCGTACTCAGCCGACAAGTCCAAGCGATGCTCAAGGCTATTGGAATACTTGGTCATTGAGACAAGTAGATCGTTCTCCAAGAACGGTGCAAGGCTGTTCGGGTTGTCAAAGTCCGTGAACTCAGGGAACTCCTCAAGACGCATCATGCGGCTGTAGTCTAGGCTATCTTCGTTGCCCTTGCCCGTCACGCTCTTCAAGCTGCTCGATGGGCTGGATAAGATGCCATCATCATCCAGTAGACGAGCGACGAGGCGGTCGGCTGCCGAAGTGGCATCTATAGAGCTCAATGGTTGCGAGCCACCCATAGATTGATTTTCTGTCATAAAGTATTTGACGATACGAGATTTGAAGGCGTCTGGATCGGCCTCGATCAAATCTTTCCGCCATACCTGTGGGAAGTAGTTCTCCTTTATCTCACCCACCATGTTACCAGATGCACGAAGTCGCGCGACGGCAGCATCGAGATACGAACGAATATGGTTGTACGTTTCGATCTCTTTACCGCGCAGATTTTTAGAGGCGTCACTATTTCTAAGAGCTGTGACGATACGCATGTGGCTGATTGGCTGAGTGTTGCGGCGTTTCGGTGACATGCCGACCGCGCCCATTGCGCTCTCGGCCATCATCACTGGTCCTGTCTGAAAATAACGCTTCGCTATGCCTTTAGCATCGGGAAGTTCCTTCAACATACGTGTCATCGGCATCAAGAACTTGCCCATATTCGCATTCGTACGTTCGAAGTGTCCACCACCACCCGCGAGAGGCTCAAAGAAGTTAGCCAGGTGAGGCATGTTGGAACGGCGCATAATTTTTGCGTTAGTACGAAGCGGGTTGTAGATACTGGACTTCTTTATCTCCAGCGCAGCATCTTCTGGAAGGCCGCGACCGCGTGCTACAGCTATCATTCCGTCGAGCGATTTTGCTTGGACGCCCGCAGCTTCCAGAGAAGTAGCTCCCTGCGTGAATACCTTAATAGGATCAGAACCTTCTATTATCTTAGTAGCCATCCCGCCGTTAAGTGCTGGCGGCACGTTAGCTTCACCAAGCAAAGGCGTAGCGTTCTCGAACGCTTGGGAACGAAGGTCGCGAACGCTCGCCCTTTCCAGTACCAGCTTGTCTGGCCCTACGTTTAGGCTCGTGTAACCCATTTCGACCATTGCTTCGCGCAGCTCACGCTCGCCACCAGCTATTTCTGTCAGCTTTTCAATCATCTGGTTGGGTGTGAAGTTGCCACGCATCTCTTTGATTTGGTTAGACTGCGCCCTACCGTCTAATCCTTCAGCAACTTTCTTTACGTAGTGGGTTCTGAACGCCTCAACGATGGGGGAAAGTTTGTTCATGTCGCCACTAAAGATGGCTGGCGTTGTGTCTCGTATGAGTACGGGACGTACATCACCATCTATCAAAGCACCCAGCTCTCCAATCTCTTTGGAGAGTGCGTCGTCCAATGCGTACATGCGCTCAAAGTATTCAGATGAAGAAAGTGGATCGAGACGTGCTGAATTGACTTGCGCGCGCAGCTCGGTGAGAGCCTCGAGGTAATCTTCTACATCTGCTTGATTTGCTTCTGGCGCAGAGGCAATGATATCTTCCGACATTTTCTCTAGCGTGTTGGATGGTCGTGCAGTTACATAAGAACCTCTTCCTAAAGGCCCGTTTCTAGTACCATTTTGGAAGTACACAACAACCTTGCCACCCGTGAACTCGTTGATAGAAGCCCGCGCTGAAGGTGTGAACGTGTCAAGGATTTCGTGTGCGTAATCGCTTACGTACTCAGACGGTACGTTAGACTGATAGTGCGAGCGCGAGCTACCTTTGACGGAGCTGCCGGATGAGAACACATCTTCAGCGAACGTGATGCCATAAAAGCGATTGCGCGCTGGACCCGAAGAGATCAAGCCATTCATTACGTAAGAGAGGCCATCCATAACGTCGGTTTCGATGTCGGAGAACAGGTTCTCTACACCTTCGGCGTCCTCACCGAACATAGTGCGGTGCATATCCTTCATCATCGTCTTGGATGACAGGGTATCTGCACTTTCCGTGACGATCTCAGAGAATACATCCGCAGGCTCACGCCCAAGGATAACTGCAAACTTCGTGATGATGTCCCGCGCTGATTGGGACACTATGTTTGAGCCGTACAGGCTTTCAGCGACCAGACGAACGGACTGCGTGATGTCTCCATCCTTGCTCAAGTTTACACCCGCAACACGAACAGCCCTGCGGAAGCCATTGAAAGATAGATCGTCTACGCCATTTGGCAGGATGCCATTTAGTCGGGCAAGGCGCGCAGTAAGCGTACGCGCGTTGTACTCCACATCTTGAGTACGATGCGTGATGCTTCTGAGGAAGCTGCGCATATTGAAATTTGTGTTCTGAGGGATGCCGTTTTCAAAGCTAACGCCAACTTCTTGTAGCTGCTCTACTTCAATAGCATCTGATACGCTTTTGTTTTTAATGGCTGCCTTATTCTTTTTGGCTTGGTATCTCTCTTTTATAATGTGGCGTGTGATGTTCTGGATTTGCTCAGAAGTTCCCGCTACGCCTTTAATGTCTCCACCGTCAATGGTTATGGAAAGAGCCATCGTCATATCATGGATTTTAGTTTCGTTAGCCAGACCCTTAGCGCCCTTACCAACGGTTCTGGATTGCCACGTATGGTAGATCGCAAGCTCTTCTTCTGTCAGGTTCACGTCATCAACCTGAGTTCTTATCAGGTGCCTAGCCCGGTTAGCTAACTTCTTTCCGAAAGCTGTCGGCAAGCCATCAGCTCCGATCTGCTTTTGAAATTCGCGTACGCTTTCTTCCAAATTGTAGCTATTAGCGTCACTGCCCTTAGTACCCGCAACTATGTCACCCTTGAAGGCTTTGGCGTTTGCCTTGCCCGTGGCTTTCATTACGCTCCGAAGTGCGCTTGAAAAGCTCCGTCGTTGGCGGTTGGTCTCACGCTTAATGTTCTGTTCGAAGTTCTCCTTCTTAGCCAACCGCGCGCCAGTAATGTTGTACTTGGCGCGAAGGGAAAGCTGTCCTTCTGATATCCGTATCTCTGGGATGTCGCCATACTCGACACTCATGTATGTGTCGTTCATCGAAGTCATAAGTTCTTCGGAGAAGTCCTTCATTTTCGTCTTGTAAATATCCACGAGGGACGCTTCCATTTCGGAATGGTAAGCCCCGCCGAACACTTCCATGTCATCGCCGGATTGGGAGATGCGGCTGTCTGAGCGGATAGTTGCCTCGTTGATTGACTTGGAGATGCTACGCATAGCGCGTATCTGCTTGGCTGACATCAACTTGAGCACGCCCGTTGACTGGTCGAGGGAAACTCTGCTCTCAGCGTTATTCCCTGCCTTTGTCGCCAAGTATCCTTGGGTCTTTTTGGTCATAGACATGCCGTTGAAGGCTTCGGATAACATGCGAGCGGTGGCTGCCATCTTGTCCGTATCGTGAGTTTCTGGGTATCCGTCCATCGCGGCCTCGAACTCGCGTAAGGATCGCTGTACTTGGTCGAAGCGTACGCGGAGCGTACGGCCAATGGAAGTTGATGGCTCAACAGGGAAAGAGAACTGAACTCTGCGCGCTTCATCCTTATTGACGATCAACTTATCGAACAACAATTCCATATTGGGGTCGATGATGTGGCGACCAGTCATGTGCTGCCATAGCTTACGGATTACTTTCGCAGCTTTTTCCAGAACATTTTTGTTGCTTGTCGCAAGCGGGCTATCAAATTTGTGGTGCATGTACAGCGAGAACTGGTTCGCAAAGTATTCCTGCGGGTTTGTTTTGCCGTTAGCCACACCCGCGCGTACACCGTCAACTTCTACTGAAGGTGTGAACTCATCCAGCTTGGTCATGCCTCCGACGACACTTTCTCCGCCCTCGTCAAAGCTGCCCGTCTCATCGTAAAATCTACTTACATTACCCCAGAACTCAGACTTTAGCTCAGAAGACATAAGGTTTTCGTAAGCCCAGTGAGCCAGCTCGTGCATCACCGTAAAGGAACCTGAGATGCCTGTGCGCGTACCGTCTTTGTCGAAGCTACCCATATCCAGGGAAATCTTGTTGTAGGATTGGGAACCAGGTCCATACATATAAAAATTGCCAGCCGATCCGCCATCTGAAGGAGACGTAAACAAAGGTGCGTTGTCGTTCGGAACCGCCTTGCGTATCAATGTTTCAATTTGACCAGCGATTTTTGACCCGACGCCAGACATAACAACTTTAAGGGATGAGATGGACGCCTCGATGTCGGCTGTTGGCCTCTTCACACCGTGAGGAGCTTCTTTTGCAAGGGTGGCATAAAGCGCTTCAAGGGCTTTAATGCGGAAGCCGATTGGAATTTCAACTTCGCTCCCACCAATATCCTGTGTCATCTTAAAGTCTGCGCGCTCAAGCGCATCTAGGTTTGCCTGCAACCGAGCAAGGGTCGGCTTGGACTGCAAGAAGGTGTCGAAATCTGGGGCAACCAACTCTTCTAACATATTATTGTTTGCCAGCTTATCGCCAACGAACAATAACTGAGCGATGTCACGCCCTTCTTTGTCTGATGCCAGTGCTGAGATGTCGATGATAGTGCTTTCGGTTTCTGCTTGCGTAAGTGGACGCGCAGGCATTTTTACTTCCGGCTCTACGGTGGGTACGTTGTCGAACGAGTTTGCGTCATCGAGCGGTTCGAAGTTGTCACGAATTAGGTTCCGTTTTGTGGCTTGGCTTTGCGCTGACTTGCCGTTCATTTCAGCGGGTACGTACCCGATGCGGAAGAGAGACGCAGGCTTGCCACCCAACAGGGCAGTAACACCCGCATCAGATGCGATCTGGGATTTACTAGCTACGCGCGGCGCGACCTCTGTGGTGCGTGGTAGCAACACCAAAACCTTGCCGTCGCGGGTCATAGGCGCATCTGGTATTTTGTTATCGACTACATTGCCCTTGCCATCTTTGACGACAACCTCTGGTTCTGGGCCTACATCCAAGCCGCCTTCGCGGCCTTGCGCATTGATTACAGATAGGTTTTCTTCCAGCTCAGGAACGTCGCCGTCTGATTTAGCAAACTTATCGTACGCTTTGTCTTTGGCAGCTTCGAGTTCTTCAATCGTTTTGATTGGCGTAATCTTGGATGTATCAATACCAATCTCACCTTTGGATAATCCAAGACTTTCGAGAGCCATCTTCTCAGATGCGTACACTTTAAAGATACTGTCTGACTTGCCGAGCTGCGTCATGGCTGCGTAAACGACCTGACCTTCGGTGGCTACACCACGTTTGCCACGGCCTACACCCTTTACTCCGAGGAGCTGCATACCCGCACGCGCAGGGAAGGTATAAACGGCTTTGTTCTTACCTTGCGAAACGTCCATCTCGGCTTGCGCCTTAGCAACCTCAAGGGTCTCGTTCTCACGACGGAAGATGCTCGCACCCTCAGTAACAGTACGACCGTCTCCCACGTCCACACCAGGCTTTAGGATTGAGCTGACTTTGCTTTTGGTTTCTTTCTCACCAGTCTTCTTGTTTGTGGAAACTGTTGTTGTGAGGCCCGCTTGAGGGTCATTCTCTAACGCCCGTGATGACTTGGCAGTGCTGTCGGCACTACGGCTGGTGGTGTACTTCAGATCACTTTCGTACATACGAGCGGCCTGAGCCTTCTCTTGTACGCGCAGCTCTGCGACCTTGGCTTTGCTTTCGAGCTTATTGACCACTGGAAGAACGATATTGATGTGGTCATCAATTCTCCGACGTACAGCGGCGGCGGTAGCTTCGTCAAATTTACCCGCCATGCCTCGGAATGTTTTTAGAATGTTGGTTGGGTTGTTGCCAGCCAACTTCAATATCTGGGCCAATCCTTCGTTGGCAGATGAAGCCAATCCTTCGACTTCAGCCTCTACGGCTACTGCTTCAGCTTTTGCGAAATCCTCTTTCGCAGTGGTGACTTCGGCTACCGCTGAGTTGGCGAAGCTGTCACCATCAACCTTAGCGTCAGCGCTTGCGTTCTTCTTCGCAGTCTTGAAACTTGCGACACGCCCTTCACGAGCGGCGAGATAACGGCGAATTGCTTTGCGTCCGGCTGGCGCAAGAGCGCCGTCCTTCGTACCGTTCGGGGTACTGGCTACAATTTTCTCAAGATCACTTTGCGTAAGCGGCTCAAGTGCAGTTGCGTTCTTTTCGTTGGCCTTTGCTACCTTGCTCTTGTGCGTAGCCATGCCTTTACCCAAGCCTTTTAGAAGGCTCTCGTCTTTTTTATCGTCGTACGTAAACTTCCGGCCCTTGATGGCAGGGACTTCAAGAACCTCGGCCACGGCAGGAGCTTCTACAGGAGCAGCCGCCTCTGTCGTGTCGCCTGTGTCGCCTGTCGTGTCGCCTGTTGCGTCAGTGTTTACTGGGTCTTCAGCACTGCCTGTGTCGCCTTTGTCGCCTGTGTCGTCTGTCGTGTCGCCTGCTTTAGCGGCATCATTTGGTGCGGCTTCAGCGGCTGGCGTGGCGTCAGCGGCTCGTACGGCTGGCGTTTCGACTTTGGGTGCGACTAGATCGACATCGGGAATATCTGTTGATGAGGTGGCCGCATTAAACTCGGACATCTTTTCGTCAAACTTAGCCTTGATCTCCGGTGCGTCTCCGCCTTCGGTCGTCATGCGTTGGGCCAAGCTCTCGACTTCGGCGTCAAGGCTCTCAACCTTGGTTACGTGAGCTTGTATTTTTGCAAGCTCCATCGTTGCGTTGTTCTTCGCTTCCGCAGCATCCGCATGATCTGCGGCACGCATCGGCTCATTTATGATGCTATCGGCCTCGTCAATGGTACGCTGAATGTCGGAGATCTGAATTTCAATCTCGCCCGCGAGGTTGGATTTGCTCCACTTTAGCGCCTCTTTCGCTGGGTTACGTGCAGCGTACGCACCTACGGCTGTACCGATGGCTCCTGAGAATGCGCCCTCGATGGCAGCCGAAGTTCCTATACGGCTATAGTCATATTCTGTAGCAAGACCCTGCTGTATTTCGCGAGTTTGTTGCACGGCATCAAAGCCGCCGCCCATGCCTGCGCCGACAGTACCCTCGATGACAGCGCCTCGTTTTGCGCCACTCTTTACGGCAGCGCTGACGGCTGCGTTCTTTGTTGCGCCTGCGGCTCTCGCCAGCTTCGCTATGGTGGCGGCTTTGGAAGCGGCACCCGCATACGGAATAAGGTTGATAGGATCGGCAATGGTGGCGAGGCCGTAGTCCCACACTTGGCTTGCAAACGAACCGCGCTCCGGTGCGTTTTTCCAAGCCTTAGATAATTTTGTCATGAGTAGCTGGTCTGAGCCAGCGTTTTGGTACTCTAGTAAGTCTTTACCCGCAGAGGCAAAGTTACTGTCTTTCCAACGGCGGTCTGTGTACCATTGGTCGAGCATCTCAGAAGTGCTGGAAAAGGATTTTCCCTTAGTCTCATAGTACGTACGAACGTCGTCGATAAACCCACGGTTCTTAACAAGGTCCGAGCCTGTAAGGGAGGTGTAGTCAGATGCCCCCGTTTGATCGTCATCTGATACTACCGTAAAGCGGCTGGTGGTTGGCTTCAGCATCGGGTACTCCATTTAACCTGATTTTTTACAGATTAAATTAGAGCACCCTCATAAGTCGTCCTTAGTCGGTTCTCCATCTATCTCCAAGGATGTACCTGTTAAACAAACTGCTGTTATTATCACGTTGATCCTGTTGTGCAGCAGCTTGATCCGCACGAATTTGCTCGCGAATAATTTCAGGAAAATCGCGTGGGTTGATCGGCTCACCGGATAATTTTGCAGCGTTGTATTGTGCCATAGCTTGTTCCAACTCATAGTCGTTGTACGCTTGATCTCTATCTGCTAAATCTTTTGCTGCTAATTCCTTATATTTTTCTTGGGCATATTCGATCTGAGATATTGTGTTCTGGTTTGCATTTCGTAATGCGGTCAATTGCTGAATGCGTTCTGTAACAGATTGAGCATGTTCGCTGGTTTTGTATATTGAAGTCCGGCTCAGAGCGTCAAGTCGCCTAAGTTCCGTATCAATATCTTCTATACTCGCCGCAAGGGTTGGGACCAGATTTCCGATGCTAGTGGCAGCTTCATTAATGACATCAATTGGGGGGTCAGCGGCTATATAACCATCCACAGAAAGGCTCAATAGGGGCTCCATAAGAGCGAGAGCCTCAGCAATCTTAGGATCATTGTCGGTGGAAACCTTTGTCGCATCTTGAACCAGTGGCGTAGAACGCTCGACATCTTCAGCGAAACTCGGCGCAAATATGTCATACGTTTCTGTCGCCATCTGGGTGCGGGCCTTTTTAAAGGCTTGGCCGAAAGCTCTAAATTCCGCATTTGTTGCTTGCGAAAGAGAAAGCATATCATGCCCGACTGCTTCCAACGCCTCTTGGAAAGCCATCCGCTCCAACCCGCCATTAGGTGCGTTATCCACCGTCGCCCCAAATGCGTTCAGCAAAGACGCCCTTATCAAATTGGGATCAAACTTCTGGCCGGGAACATGCTCACCATTAGCCAAGTTTAGAACCATCTGTTCGTAGACTTCTTCGGTCAGAGGGATATCGAGCTCTGACGCCATTCTTGTTGCCTTAACTAACAAGTCTTGACTAATGTCAGCGACGATACCAGGAATTTCATCTTTGTTTGCTGTCCCTATAATTGTGGGATTTTCAAGGAGTGCCTTGTTAGCCTTGACCGCATCGCTAAGGGTTACATTGTCGCGTGATGCGTTCATTTCAGTTACGGCTTTCCGAATTTTTTCAACCTCGATTTGGTTATTCTGCTCGCGAATGGCGCTTATGATATTGTCATAAGTTTCTTCAGCAAGTGTTCCAAA